ACAATGGGTGATCGTGATGAAGGTGGCGTTCCTAAGCCATCAACCCGCTCTTGCTTTGCCTGGCATCAGGACAGCATGGGTTATGCTGAAAGCATCTCTCAAAAGTCAGAAGTAAACTACATCCCAGAGAAAACATCGTTCCTCGTAAGCTCTATGTTCTCTGCTGGTGCGGTTGCTATTGACGATGAGGGCATCGTTAAAATTAGCTGTACTGAATAAGGAGACTGATAAATGGCTTATTCTAGCACTGGTTTTGGAACTGGGGGGCCGTCTAAAAAAGGCAATTCCCCTGTTATCTATACATACCAAACCGCTGATACGATTGCGGATGTAAACACAGAAGGTTATTTCAACGACCTGTCAGACACTCTGGCGGTTGGCGATTTAATTTATGTTGTGTCATCTACCGGCGGCACAAGGGTCAGCACACTTACACAAGTATTATCAAATACTGGTGGCGTTGTTGACGTTGCTAACGGTACAACACTGGCCGCAACGGACGGTGATTAATTTCTCCCCTGGGGGCTGGGCAACTGGCCCCCTCTAAACTCCTGGAGGGCTATAATGGCAACTGGCGATACTGATGTAACAATTTGCTCTGATGCCCTTGTTCTTCTTGGCGCTTCTGCAATTACATCTTTGACAGATGGAAGCGATACAGCGGATGCTTGTAACAGACTTTACCCAGATCTTAAAAACCATCTTCTGACAGTTTATCCTTGGAGTTGGAGCCTTAAAAAAGTTCAGCTAAGTAAAGATAGCACAGATCCGGTTAATGAATGGGATAATGCTTTTAACTTTCCCGCTGATCTTATTGGTAGCCCGATTGCTGTTTTCGATAGCAGCGCAAGCGGTGTGCGGCCAAGACGGTACGGATGGGAAATATATGGCACTCAGTTATTCACTAACCTAGATACTGTTTATATCGACTATCAAGCAACCGTTACTGAGGCTAATATGCCCGCCTACTTTATTCGGTTTTTGCGTGTGGCCTTAGCCGCAGAGATTGCGATTACTGTAACAGATCAAGCATCAAAGGCAGATTATTTCCGCGCTCAAGCATATGGTTCGCCTGGTGCGTCTGGTCGTGGTGGCATATTGCGTGAGGCCATGAACATTGATGGCCGTGGACAAAGCACGCAAATCGTGGAGGACTATACTCTTATTCAGGCGAGGGGCTGATGAGGATTAATCAATATCAGTCTAATTTTTCAGTAGGAGAAATAGATCCATTATTGCGTGGTCGCACTGATCTCCAGCAATATCAGAATGCTTTGGAAGAAGCGACAAACGTTGTTGTGCAGCCTCAAGGCGGGATTAGTCGTCGGGATGGGTTAGAATTTATTTTTAACTTCGGGTCAACTTTCTCATCATTTAAGCTTATTCCCTTTGAGTTTAGCGTAAATGACAGCTATTTATTGGTTTTTGTTGTTGGCCGCATTTACGTTTTTAAAAATAATGTGCGTCAATATATTGGCACTACTGGATATATTACTGCTTCGGACATTACAGCGGCAATGCTTGATGAGCTTGAATATACGCAAGCTGTAGATACCCTAATTCTTTGCCATGAGGATCTTCAGACAAAACGTCTTGTGCGCAATTCTGATACATCTTGGACGCTTGAGAACCTACCTATTACAAATACTCCGCAATATGCTTATGCCCTTGATGAGCATTCACCTAACTTTACGATTACGCCCAGCGCAACAACTGGCAATATCACAATCACTGCATCCTCTGCGACTACTGACAGCGGAACAGCGCAAGCCGGTGGCGCAAGCACAATAACACTAAAATCTGCTTCGTCCTATTCATCTGATGATGCCCCAAATGGTATGTGGATAACCCTTACATCTGGAACTGGTTCAGGCCAAGAAAGATATATTTCAGATTATGTTGGGTCAACAAAGGTCGCAACTGTCTATCCCGCCTGGACAACACAACCAGATAGCACAACCCATTATAAGGTTGCACCTTTTGCGGCGTCTGCGGCCAATAACTTTGCTCAAGTTGAAAACACTTTTGGCCGTGTAAAGTACATTGAATATGTCAGCGATACTGTAATGAATGCTGTTGTTGAGGTTCCATTCTTTGACACAAGTGGCGTTGTTGCGGGTAATTGGATCGGTGAATTTGGCCATGAGGATGTTTGGTCAAGCACTAGAGGCTGGCCAAGATCGGCAACATTCCATGAGGGCCGATTATATTTTGGCGGATCTAAGTCCAGGCCCAATACAGTTTGGGGTTCCCGTGTTATTGATTACTTTAACTTTGACTCTCATACTGGACTTGATGATGAGGCTGTCGAAACAACGATCAACACAAACCAACTGAATGCGATTGTAAATATCGTATCTGGTGCGGATCTGCGCATTTTCTCAACAGGCGGTGAGTTTATTGTTGTTCAATCAGAAGATACTCCAATTACACCAAGCAACTTTTTGGTGCGGCCACAAACTCGGCTTGGATCAAAGGCTGGTGTGCCAATTGAAGATTTAAACGGCGCAACGATCTTTGTTCAGCGTCAAGGCAAAGCTATCAACGCCTTTCAGTTTGGAAACGATACGCGCTCTTATCAAGTGCAGAACATTTCTTTGCTATCATCTCACTTGTTGAATAATCCGGTTGATATTGCTGCAAGAAGATCATCGTCAACAGACGAAGCGGATCGCTTGTTTATTGTGAATGGCGGCGATGGATCTATGGCAGTGTATTCTATTCTTACCGGACAGAATGTCATTGCGCCCAGCAAGTTTACAACGGACGGTGAGTTTATTGCTGTGGCCGTAGAATTAAGCCAGGTTTATGCTATCGTTAAAAGAACCATAAATTCAACAAATGTTTATTATCTGGAATTGTTTAACTCAAACTTTACATTGGATAGTGTTGTAGATGGCGGGGCAATAACAACTGTTCAATTGCCTCATTTGCGAGGCGAAACGGTAAATATAATTAGAGATGGTATTTCGGAAAGCACAAAAACTGTTAGCTTAGATTCCAAGCAAATAGTCTTTCAAGTAGAAAATAACAGTGTATCAGGCACAGGGTTCCCATCTGCTTTAAATTTAAGAGCGACCTTTACCGGAACAGATTCGTCTGGCTCTGCTTTAGTTGAGATAGTAAATTTCAACGACACAAACACAACATCTTGGACTACCACAGGAAGCTTTAAAACTGTTAGCTCAATAGCAATAAGCAATACAAGCGGAACGCCTCAAGCAGTAACAGGATTTACTATAAACATTGGCATATCTGGCGATAATGATGCGATATTTGTAAACATTCCTGATACAATTGGCCCGACCATTGATTTGAATGGGGTTGCCATACAAGATGGGGTTGCTGCTTTTGGTAGCATAACCCTAGATACGGCGGCAACATCCAGCCATCAGGTCGGCCTAAACTATACTGTTCAAGCAAAAACAATGCCAACTGAGCCAACACTATCGTCTGGGTCTATTCATGGCATGAAGAAAAGAGTTGTTCAGGTTGATGCTCTTGTGGACAAAACCAAAGATCTGAAGATCAATGGCAAGACAATTGCATTTGATACTGAGAGCGGATCATCCGTGATTGCTGAATATACCGGATTAAAAACCGCGCATGGTTTGCTGGGATATGCTAACACTGGACAAATAACATTAACACAGACAGATCCTTTGCCGATGACGGTTTTGGGTTTGGAGTACAAACTGAGTACGGGGTCTTGATATGGCGGGGATAGCAGCAGCACCTTTAATGATGGCATCAAGCGCGGTGAGTGCTTTCGGTCAGATACAAGCGGGCGCTGCAAGAAGGCGTCAATATGAACAACAAGCGGAACAGGCAGAGCTTCGGGGCAGAGCGGAGGCTATTGCTTACAAGCAGAAGGGCGCTGACGCTTTGCGCAATTTAAATAATGTTTTATCCACAATTATCGCAAGAGCCGCTGCTGGTGGCGGCGACCCGACTTCTGGATCTGCTGCGACATTGCAAAAATTTGCGATGGGCGAGGGCGTAAGAGAATTTAATGTTGCGGCGGATAATGCCGCTATGTCTCTTGGCCAAGCAAGTAGCCAAGCGGGGATTTATGAGCAAGCCGGACAAGCTGCACAATTAAACTCATATGTTCAGGCGGCGGGTACGTTTGGCCAAGCCGCATATAGATATGGGCAACTTTAAAGGTTAAGATATGGCACAGCTTCCTAGATATCAGCGTATTGGCTTAACTGCCCGTCAACCAAGGCCATTGGATTTCGCTGCTGCGCGGGAGCAAGAAAGATTTGGGCAAACAATTTCTCAGCAACTTGACCGGATGTCTGACTTTGCCTTTAGACAGGCTTCAGAGGAAGCACAGAGGCGCGGAGAGGAGCGTGTGCGCGAGGAAGGCGCTTTGCCCACCCTAGAGGCCATACGAGAGAAAGGTGGCCCCAGAACGATCTCAGAGCGCTCTGCGTTTGATGCAGCAAATAGAATTGCGGTTGTCGAGATTGAAACCCTTGCCAAGCAAGATATGCAAAATCTTGTCCGTGAGGCTGATAAGAACAACATGGCCGCTTCTGACTTTCAGGCTTCTATGTCTGATATTCAGGATGGATATGCCGCATCTCTTCAAGAGATAGACCCTATTGCGTCTGGCGTTTTGAGTGCGCGGTTAAGTGATAGCGCAGCAACATATACGGGCCGCTATTCCGACATCTCTTTTAAGAAAGCACAGGCGGCTGCAAAAGAAAGAACGACTCAAGTTATGGAGGTCGGCTCTGAGGAAATTATTCAGCTTGCAACACAGCCAGGTTCGACAAAAGAATCCTTAGAGGTTGCTGGCGAAAAGTTCAAAGCTGATATGATGGAATTGGGCGTTAAAGAAAAAAATGCTCAAAAAGTCTTGGATGCCACTCTTAAATCAGCAATTAGACAAAACCGCCTTTATTTATATGACACTGCGGATGGCGTTGCCCAGAAGAAAGCATTGCTTGAAGAATACGAAAAGGCTCCGCTGCCTGGCTATACCTATGAGCAAAATAGGTCATTTAATAAGCAGCTAGAAAACAACTTAAGCTCTCAAATAAATAGGGAACAAACCGCTGCTATTGAGAACCTTACAGCCGCAATTGACGCAATGAGTTTGAAGGGCGAGGCTCCGGCTGGCTTTGAGATAGATGAAGATTATATCCGTGATATCTTCTCAGAAGAGCAAGCAGATGAATATCTATCTTCATGGGAGCAAGCCTCTGAAGATACTTTGAACCGTGGGGCATTGGCTTATATGGCCCCTGAACGGGTCGAGGAAATAACATTAGAGCTTAAAGCTGATCGTGACGCCGCAAAAACGCCGGAAGATATTATTAAAACTGCTACGAGATATAGTGAATGGATTGAAAGCGTTGCTAGTAGGGGTGATGCAATCAATAAGGACGCGGCTTTATTTGTTGTTCAGAACAATGAATTTGCTTCGGGGTTATTGGAAGACATAACAGATCAGATTTCTCGCGGCGATATTGATGGCGCTTCTGCTGGAATGATAAAGTTTCGGGATGTGGTAGAAAATCAATTTGATGATCTTTCTATTCCCACCAATCAGCGAAGCATTATGCCAAAAGCATTCGCGTCACAGATGGTAAATTTTATTCAAGGCATTGATACTGATGTTGCGTCTATCACATTTGATCGAATACGGAACAATCTTGGTGATTATGGGCCGCGGTTTATTGAGGAATTAAGAGCCGCAAACCTTCGTCCTGAATATGTTGAAGCAATGTATTTGACCGATCCGGCAATTCAGAAAGAATTGCTAGATATCTCTGGTAGGGATATAAAAGATATTAAGGTTGGCGTTGAGGCGACTGATGTAAACGATACGAGAAAAGCAATTAATTTATTGATTGCAGATTATCGTGAGGGGTTTTTAGCTGGTGGCGGTGCGAAAGCAGAGGAAATATTTAACGAACAATATATGGTAATTGAGAAGATGGCCCTTACCAGAGTTAAAGAGGGTTTTGACCCCGCCACCGCAGCGGAAAGCACAGTTAGGGATATCGTGTCTGAGTTTGACCAAGTGGTTCTTAGTGGGCAAGGCAAGTATGTAATCCCAAGCGAGTTTGATGCGCAAAGTATAGAGACAAACGCATCTATGCTTTTAAATGAAAGGATCCTTGGGGCGCTTAATATAGCACCGCTTGATTCTCAGCAATACCCTGGCTTTGTTGATGAGGCAGTTTCTCTTGCATCTATAGCGTCAACAGGAATGTGGTTGAACAATAGCAGGGGCGATGGCCTTGTTTTGCATTATACAATAAATGGCACAGAGCTTCCTGTTCTTACTAAAGATGGCGTTGAATATGAAGTTAAGTTTTCAGAGCTTCCTGGTATAGTAAGCAGATTATATGCAGAGTTGCCCGATGGTTTAAGGGATCTTAGTGAGGCTGAAGGCTGGACGGAAGAAAGTAAAAAAATAGTCGCAGAGCAAACAGGCATAGGCGCTCCGCTAAAACTAAAAATAGTTGAACCCTCGGAAGGTTTTGCAGCGGAAGGCAGGGCATTTGCAACTGGGGCTAAGGTAACAGAATGAGGGCAAGACCGCTCATAACAGAGAATAGGGTTCTTCGCGTAACTGCTGCGGATGATCTTCGCGTTTCTCTTGGTCGTGCTGTAACTGAAATGGCCGGAACGCCAATGACCGGCACATTAATATCTCGCAAATTTAAACAATTGCAAGCTCGGTCGTCTGCTTTGACGGGAAATCAACTTGCAGAATTTTCTGCTGCTGAGTCTGAGCGGCGTCAATTGCAACGATCTATTGAGTATGATCTGGATACAACAACAGATCCGGCGGAGCGTGATGAGCTTTTATCTAAGCTAGACGGTTTGTATAAAGAAGGCCAAGGAGCAAAAGACGCTTTGTTTCAGGAAAGTATCGCTGAAGGCAGATTGTCAACGCCTGAAGAATTAACTGAGAAATATGGTGATCTTCTGACATTTGATGAGCCTATGACCCCTGAAGAGGCTCGTTTGTTATATGAGGGCAAGAAGGAAGAAGTAATACGCAATGCTATTATTTCTCGAAGCCCTACAGGATTTGTTGCGGGCGTTGCTAAATTTGGCGCTGGAATGTTGGCAGTAGCAACGGATCCCGTTGAAGTCTCTACAATGTTTATTCCCGTTATTGGTCAAGCCGGAAAAGCCGCCTCTGTTGCTAGATTTGGTCGGGTAGGAGGCAGAGCGAGGGTAGGAGCCATAGAGGGAACCGCCGGTGCTTTGCTTACTGAGCCGCTTTATTATGGGCTTTCCAGAGACCAGCAGCTTGATTACACAATGGGTGAGGCGCTGTTAAATGTTGGCGCTGGATTGTTCCTTGGCGGAGCTATAGGTACAGTTGCCGGAATGCTTACCCGCGCAGATGTTAATGCTGAAGCTGTAATAAAGGCGGCAGAGCCGGAAGTTTCAGTTCGCACTGATCTTGAACCTATTCAACCACCGGAGCGAATTACTGAAGCTGAAGCAATAGCTAGGGCGGATCGTGTCGTAAAGCAAACCCGCGAGATGTATGGCGTTACCGGTGGCCGTGTTACATATGAAACCGCGGTTCGCCAATTTGTTACAGATCAAGGGATTAATGTGGGGATGGTCTTGCCAAGGGCTGTTTCTCGTCCGCAAACTCTTAGCGAGTTTATTCGTGCGCGTGGTGGCATAAACGATCAAGACCCTACATTTAGGGGTGAGTTGAAGAACCTTGGCATTGAAGGCCGCGCTGGTTACGTCAACAGCAAGGGCAATATGGTGAATGGCATCAGCAATACAAAGACTGATACCAGTCTTGATTATGCGGCTGAGATGGCGTTTGAGGCTGGATTTTTACCAGAAAGAAGTCCAAACGCCTTGATTGATGCGTTGGCGGAGGAAAGCAGGGGCAACTTTACATTTGCCAGACAAGACTTGGATCAGGCTGAAGCGTGGCGCGAATACAGCGCAGCTAAAAATGACTTTGAGGCAGAAACATCTAGGCGGGCAGATATACGCACAGAGCTTGAGGAACAGGGTGTACGCGATATTACTGATGAAGAGGTCGCACTTGTTTCTGAAGAAATGTCACGATATCAGATAGATGCGGCAAGCGCACTTAGTAGCGTCACTGGCCGAGTGCAAGATATGCAAGCAGAAATGGCCGCGCGTCATGGCCTTGATATTCAGAATGACCCCTTGGCTGATTTTGATGCTGCTGCGCGGTTTAGCCGTGTTGGTGATGATATTGAGCTTGATGATCCAATTGCACAAGAGGAAGCTATTATTGCTCAGATGCGTGAAGATGGTGAGCTATCACCGGATCAGATTAAAGCCCTTGATGAGATAGAACAGATAGACGCTCAGGCCCAAGCGTATGTTGAGGTCACTGAAGCTGTAACCGTTTGCGTGGCGAGGTCATAATGGCAGATTGTTTAAAGATTGCTGATGAAGCCAACAAGGGCCGGTTGAGCGATGATGAGCTTGATGAGATCCTAACAGAGCTAAATGCTGAGAAGAAGGCTCGGCAAGCTGCTGGCGCATTAGATCAGATTGAATCTGCTATCTTTGATCGCGGGCTGTTGATTGCCAAAGAAGCGGAGATTGCCAAGAAGATAGAAAAGCGCAATCGGTACATGAATATACTTAAAGAGCAAAAGTTAATGGCTCTAGCAGAACGTGCTGATGAGATGACCGGCGATCCTTCTCTTGGCTTAGAGGGCGCTCTTGTTGGTGTGAATGCGCCTTTTGAGGGTGCGGGTCGATCTGTTGACTCAATAACTGGGTCGCTTGTAAACTCATACGCTGGCGGATTGATTGCGGATCTAAAAAAAGCAGGTCTGCTTACAAAGTTCAATAATATGAAGGGCGATTTTGAGCGCCAAGTTGCCAATGTTCTTGGTGATCTTAACCTAAAAACGCCCGTTGGTGTTGCTGAAGCATCTGCTGATGCTAAGGCGCTGGGCAAAATATTGTTTAAATATCAACGTGCTGCGCTTCAAAGGGAAAACCAAGCGGGGTCTTACATAAGGCTTAAAGAGGGTCGTGTTGTTCGGGCAAGCCACGATCAGCGCAGATTGGTTAAGGTCGGGCCAGAGGAATGGAAGAACTACATTCGCGGCAAACTTGACTATGAAAAGATGGGCATTGCTCCTGAGCGGATTGATGGCTTTCTTGATAGCGCATATGACGCAATTGTATCAAGTGTGCGCAAAGAAGGCGACCGCACTGAAATAGGTCTTGCGTTTAAAGGGCCAGGCAACCTAGCAAAGAAAGAAAGTGCTTCCGGTGTCTTTACCTTTAAGAGTGCGAATGACTGGTACGATTACGACCAGAAGTTTGGTAAGGCTTCTTTGCGTGAATCATTTATGCAAGACATTCAATCAGCATCCCGCGCCACTGCCCTTATGGAGGTTCTCGGCACTAACCCTGAGGCAATGGTTGAGCGCGTACAGAAACGCCTTATGGAGAAATATCGCAGTGATCCAAAGAAACTGAAGCGCATCAAGCGTGAAACTGGGGCCATAACATTCAAGGCAGCACTTGATGAGGTCACTGGCGATGTAAATATCGGGGCACACACACCGCTTGCACGTTATCTGCATTTTTATCGGGCCTTGCAAACAATGGCAAAATTGGGCGGCGCATGGATTTCCGCTTTATCAGATGTGGCATTCATTGCATCTAACCGGATCTATCAAGGCCGATCTTTGCTTGATGCTTGGGGTGACGGCTTTACTGCGGTGTTCAGAGGTATGAACAAGGGCGAGATGCGTGACTTTGCGGATCGGCTTGGCGTTGGTATTGAGGGACAGCTAGGCGACTTCATGAGCCGGTTCAATGCGGCTGATGATTTGCCAGGCCAAACTTCTAAAATGATGTCTCTATTCTTTAAGCTTAACCTTCTTCAGCCTTGGACTGAAAGCAACAAGCGTGGTGTGACGCTGATGATTGCTAATGATCTTGGCCGTGAAGCAAGTAAGCGATTTGATAAATTGCCCGATGATCTAAAGCGTGTTCTTGGCATATATGGCATAGACCAAAAGGGTTGGGAGGCTGCGCGTAAAGGCGCAAAGAAAGGGCCGGATGGCCGGATGTACCTCGTTCCAGGTGAGATACCGGATATGAAGATGCGTGAGAATATGTTTGCGCTTCTGGTTTCTGAGGCTGACAACTCTGTTCCCTCGCCTGGCGCTAGAGAGCGGGCAATTCTTCGTCGGGGATACCGACCTGGGACTGCGGCGGGTGAGGGTATTCGTTTTCTTACTCAATTTAAGTCATTCGGAGTTACAGCCCTAACGAAAAGCGTAGGCCGTCATATGTATGGCTATGGTGCTAAATCCATGCGTGAACAGTTGCAGCGTGGGGTTGGCGCTAATATGGGGATAGTCAATAGCATCGTTGGCACAACCGTTCTTGGCTACTACGTCATGCAACTTAAAGAGGTCGCCAAGGGCCGCGAAATGCGTCCCGCAACTCCAGAGACATTTATCGCTGCTGCTATGCAAGGCGGCGGGCTGGGAATTTATGGTGATTTCTTGTTTGGTGAAGCTAATAGATATGGTGGCGGAACATTGCAGACACTTGCTGGGCCTGGCATTGGCACTGCATCTGAGGTCATTGATCTTTTGCAAAGAGCCAGAGGTGTTGTTGCTGGTGGCGAGGAAGATCTTAGAGGTGATGTTGTCCGCCTACTTAAAAGCAACTTACCATTTGCCAATCTGTTTTATACAAGAGAGGCGATGAACTATCTTGTCTGGTATCAACTTCAAGAGACCATTAACCCTGGTTATCTTCGTCGCATGGAACGCCGGATTAAGACCCAAAACGATCAAACATATTGGATGCCACCAACAAGCGTTATTCAAACAGGCGGTGGATTTCGATAAGATTCTTGGAAAATGAAACAATATCTGGTATAGGGACATCAAAGGAGTAACAAAATGGTGAACTCAAATCTCAGAGGAACCAATCCGGCAGACGGTGCGGCCTCGGTAACGCCCAACGATGGCGCAGATCTAGCGTTTGTTGCAAGGGCTTTATATGTTGGCGGCACTGGTAACATTAAGATCGACACACCAAATGGCGATACAGTTACATTCAATGCCGTTCCGGTTGGTGTCCTTCCGGTCAGAGCAAATAAAGTTTACAGCACCGGCACAACCGCAACAAACATTGTGGCCTTATACTAATGTTTATCGGGATCAGCACATCAATCCATGCCATGAATATTTATGCTGCTGTTAGCAACTGGATACTTGCAACAGGTGCTTGGAGAGATATAGGCGTTTGGGATGATACCGCCGTTTGGAATGATAGCGCACCATAAGGAGCTAGGTAATGGGTACATTTAATGATGGTGATAGCGGCTCTTCGATCCGCACAAAGATAAACACTGCTATCCAAAAGACAGAAGGCAGTAGCGCAATCAGCACAATTGATGTTGATGGTGGTGCTATTGATGGCGTTACGCTTGGAACAAACAGCGCAGTCACAGAAGCGCAGGTTGATAACATTAATATCAACGGCAATACAATCTCAAGTACAGATTCAAATGG